CGCCACTAAGAATAGCGATTCCATTTACGATTTTTTGTAACATAATTTTTAAGATTTTTTATCATTATTTGTAGGAGGTGTAGGTGCAATCACCATAGGTGCTTGCTCGATCCTAATTGTTTGAGCGGGTGCAGTATTAGATGCACGTTCAATAAGCATTTCCATATCTTTTTTGGAAACACCACCACCGCCACCATTGACACTTCCCTTCTTGGATGTTTGAACGCCAAAAGTCGCTAGGACCCCAGTAAAAACTGATGCTATGAAAGTCGGGTCCAGATCTTGTTTAGGTATTTTAAGTGCAGATGGCAACTCAACATATGCTAATGTTAGTATGGCACCACTCCAAACTAGAATACCCAAACGGACAAAGGTAGAGAGGATTTCAATTTGTTCCTCCTTATCTTCGGCATGTTCTTTTAACTTACCAAAGAAACCTTTCTTTTTTTCTACGTCTTCTGGTGTTTTTTTGTCTTTTGTATCAGGCATAAAACACTATACGAGGTACTATTATATATTAGAGTTTGAAACCGCTGAAAGCATTCTTCTTCATATCTTGTTTTATACCACCAACCACATAAGATTCAACCTCTGTTTCCTGTGGTGCAACCTGTAATCCCTTAGATGAGATCCAATGTTGTGTCCAAGGTAATGGGTTATTCTTTAAAGGTTGATCGTATATTGGATCAAAACCAATAGCTTTCATTCTTTTATTTGCAATCCACTCAACATACTGATTGAGTAGTTTATCATTCAAACCTATCATAGAACCACCACTGAATAAGTATTCAGCCCAGTCTTTCTCCTCTTCAACTGTATTCTTAAACATTGTCAATACATTATCTCTCTCTTCTTCTGCGATCACTTGCATCTCTGGATCATCACCATCTGCCCACTTCTTTAGTATCTGTTGTGTTAGAACTAGGTGTTGGTTTTCGTCTCTGGAGATGAGCGATATAATTTTTGCTGATCCTTCCATAAGCTTAAGTTCTCCAAAAGCAAACGAGCATGCGAAGGAGACATAGAAGCGAATTCCTTCCAAAATGTTGACGTTTGCAACCGCCCTGTAAAGTTTTCTTTTGAGTTCATGTCTTGAATAGTTTGATGTTGCTGAGTTTTCCCACCCTTCTTTCCACAAGTTACTTTGATCCCACTCATGAGCTTCGTTTAGGAAATCATCATATGCTTTTGTCACAGAGTTAGCTCTCTTCAAAATCTTTTCATCATCTAATATGGTATCAAAAACCTCTGATGGGTTTGGATATACATTTTTAATGATATATGTGTATGATCTGGAGTGTATCATCTCCATAAATTGCCATACATTCATAGCACCTTCTAACTCAGGTAGTGCAGTGTATGGTGCAAAAGCCATTCCAGGCCCACGACCTTGTACTGAATCTAAAAGAATTTGATACTTTAGATTAGAAGTAAAGATGTGTTTCTGTTCTGGTCTTAGTGATTGATAGTCTGCTCTATCTTTTTGTAGTGAGACTTCTTCTGGTCTCCAAAAATATCCTAGCATTTGAGTTGTTAGTTTCTCAAATACAGGATACTTATATTCATCGTATCTTTGGACACCTAATGGTTGACCAAAGAACATTGGTTGTGTTTTTGTATCAACGTGTTCTTTATTGAACACGGTCATTCTTTCTACTCTTTTAGATGGTGCAGCTGTCACACTCTTGCTCCTCTGATAATTCGGTGAATAATTTTTCTAATTGTGGTTTCACTTCTTCTACATCATCTGGTTCATCAGATTTCATGTCATATGTGTTCTGATAGTATGAGGTTTTCCAACCATACTTGTATGTGGCGAGAAAGTCCTGTGCCATAACAGAAATAGGCACTTCATTGTCTGGATACTGAGTTGGGTTGTAACTCCAGTTTCCACTGATGGCTTGATCAAAGAACTTTTGCATTACTGCAACTACTTTGATGTAACCAGCATTTCCCTGCATCTCCCATAGGAGAGTGTAGTTGTTTTTCAAATGTCCATAAGACGGAACCACTTGCTTAAGGGGTCCTTTCTTTGATTTTTTAATGGACAAGTAATCTCTAGGTGGCTCGATTCCATTTGTGGCATTAGACACAACGGAACTGCTCTCCGAAGGCATCTGTGCGGACAATGTTGAGTGCCTGAGACCGTATTCCAAGATAGATGCCCTAAGAGATTCCCAATCATGTTTCAGTTCTACCTTTGTAATTTCATCTACATCGCTCTTATATGTATCAATTGGAAGAATTCCATCAGAGTATTTTGTAGATCCAAAATCAGCACACTGTCCTTTCTCTTTTGCAAGTTGATTAGAAGATCTCAACAGATAGTATTGGAATGATTCAGTAAGTTTGTGTACCGCATCCCACGCCCCTTGTGAGTCGTAGTTGTGTCCTAATCTAGCAAGATAATGTGCTAGACCAATGAACCCTACTCCAAGGGATCTACGACCTAATGTGGCGACCTCAGCAGCTCTTACAGGATAATCTTGATAGTCTATCAACTCCTCTAAAGATCTGACAGATAGATCACAAAGATCTTCTAACTCCTCTAATCTACTGATCTTACCTACATTGATTGCAGATAGAATACAAAGAGCAATCTCTCCGTCTATGGCATCAATATGATTGATAGGTTCAGTAGGTAGTGTAATCTCCTGACAGAGGTTACTCATACTTACCTTGTCCTTGAAGGATGAGTGTTCGTTGCAGTGATCTATATTCATGATATAGATACGTCCTGTCTCTGCTCTCTCCTTTAGGAGATCCATTATCAGTTCCTGAGCTCCGATTGTTCGCTTGGGGATGGACTCATCCAATTCGTAACGGCAATATAACTCATCAAACTCAGGGGTCCCAAAACTCTCAAACAAGTCAGGACAACTATGGGGAGAAAAAAGCGTGATTTCCTTATCTTCGATAAATCTTTCATAGAATAACTTTGAAATTTGTATACTATAATCTAATTTTCTGACCCTGTTATCCTCTGTTCCTTTATTGTTTTTAAGAACTAGAATGTCTTGGATCTCTTGGTGCCAGATGGGGAAGTGGACAGTCGCTGATCCACCTCTAATGCCATTTTGAGTGCAACATCTGACAGTTGCTTCAAACTTTTTGAGGAAAGGTACAACGCCTGTGTGTTGAACTTCTCCACCCCTGATTTTACTGTTGATCCCACGGATTCTCCCTGCGTTAATACCGATTCCAGCCCTTTGTGCGACATAACGACCAATGGCCATATCACTACTAAAAATACTATCCAAGGTGTCGTCAATATCAACCAGAACGCAAGACGCAAATTGCCTAATAGGGGTTCTGACTCCGCCCATGATTGGTGTTGGGATGTTGATTTTGTGTCTGGAAATGGCATTGTAATAACGAGTAACGTAATCTAATCTTTTTTCTTCGGGATACTCCGCGAAGATGGTCATTGCGATTAACAAGTACATGAATTGAGGAGTTTCATAGACCTCACCAGTGCTTCTATCTTGCACTAGATACTTGTCAACAACTTGTCTTAGACCAGCATAGGTGAACAAATAGTCACGTTGATGATCTATAATTTTATCCAATTCTCCAATCTCTTTTAGAGAATATTTTTTGAGAATATCTGGATCATATATTCCCCTGTCAACTCCTCTTTGGATTTGGTCTAACAAAGTAGGAACTTCATGGATTCTACCATAAAGATTTTTCCTAAGACCAAAGAGAAGTAGTCTGGCGGCAACATACTGATAGTTTGGAACATCTAGCGAAATAAGATCACTTGCTGATTTGACTAGGATTCCTTGAATTTCTGCGGTAGTAATACCATCATAGAACTGTATACCCGATTGTATCTCTACTTGACTTGCAGAGACCCCTGCAAGACCCTCACACGCTAACTCAACCATCTTGTGCATCTTTTCTAAGTCGAGAGGTTCAATATGTCCTTGCCTCTTGACTACCTTAATACCATTGCTCATACTCGTTTCCAATCTTGTAATTTTAATTTGGCTTCTAATCCTTGGTAGATATTTGATTCTACCACCCTTTGCACATTCTGTCCACTAAGATACATGTCATTTATGTCCTTTTCAAGAATATTTTTAGGGAATATAACCACCCTGTCACCTCTATTGATAGTGGTGGCAAGTCTTTCAACTATTTGTCTGTTTCTTGGCTCGTTGTCATATATCCATACAGGGTCAGTGATTCCCCATTTATTGACATCACCATCTGCTCCACACATTGCGATTGAATTAGAAATAAATGTGGAGTCAAAAGGTCCTTCCGTGACGTAAACAGTTTCCCCAGTATTGATATCGTCGAGACCATATATTTTCGGAGCATCCTCCTCCAACATGATCGTAATATATTTGATTTTGGATTTAGGAAGCAAAGATCTTCCTTGATATCCTATGAGTGTACCTTTGTACCTAAGCGGAATGATGATTCTGGGCTCATCATTCGTAACATCATCAAACGTTTGCTTTTGTGCATTAGTCCACTCTTTGAAATTATTGCAATAGTATAAATGTTCTAGTATTTTGCTAGAAATTTTCCTACTTTGTTCTAGATATATTCGAGCGGGATGTGATTTATTTAGACTAACGATGTTTTCTAAATCTATCTTAAATTTGTCTTTGATAAATACAGGTTTTGGTAGATCAAATTTAGGTACAGGAGTGTTAGATCCCAGTCCCACAGTGCCTTTTTTGTATCTCTCCATTATATACTGCTTGTGTATTACAGTATCTTGATCCTTAAGAAAATTAGTAAGTGTTTTAGAAACGCCACAGTTATGGCACTTGAAATTATAATCATTCTTTATGGGATATAGGAATCCCCTAGCTTTATTCTTATACTTATGGGAGTCCCCACAGTAAGGGCATCTAAAATTATATAATCCTCTACTCTTCTTTGTAAACTTTTGGAGTCTAGCTGATACTAAACTTATGTATTTGCTGTCTACTAGGTTCAATGCTAACCACTCGTTCGGTTCCTAGTATAACAGATGTTTGATTATTCTGCAACCCTTGTATGAATCTCTGACCCATAGGACTGACGAGAATTGATATGACACCGATACCACCAGCGATTGTCCACATCTTCTTCTCCATGACCCTCAGGCGTTCTTCTACCTTCATTA